AAAGAACAAGCCGAACAAAGAATTAAATCTGAGTCAAATTGGACCTTAGTTGATGGTATGGATCCTAAAGGATTACTTATTAAAGGTGGTGGTGGATGGCAACTAGCTTATATACTACAAAATAAAGAAACCGAATCTTATTTAGCTAAAGAGAAGGCAAAAGACGACCAAAATCCTAGTTGGATTAAAAAGTTCAGTGGTTGGTTGGCTTCAAATTTCGGATAATCACATTTTATTAAAAATTAAACTAAAGACTTTTTAATCATATAAATCATATGGTTAATAAGTTTGACGGTAAATATGGATTTTTATCTAATTTCTATCCTTGTAGGATAGAACACAAGGGCATAACATATCCGTCTGTTGAACACTACTACGTTGCAATGAAAGTTACTGAAATGCAATTTCTAAATGGTAGTTATTATACCGCTGCTGACTTCAGAGAACTGATTGCTATAATCAAAAGTCCTGGAGACGTTAAGAAAATAGGCAGTAAACTTAAAATTAGAAAAGATTGGGACTCTAAGAAATTAGAATTTATGAAATGGGGTGTTACTGAAAAATTCAAAGATCCAAAGTTATCCGAAATGTTACTAAGTACTGGTGATATGGAGTTAACTGAAGGGAACTGGTGGCACGACAATTTCTGGGGTGTCTGTACTTGTAATAAATGTAAAGATGGTGAAAATAATTTAGGAAAAATTCTTATGGATATTCGATTAAATTTAAAACAAAAGACAAGACCATCATTAGAAGATATAATTAAAAATAAAAACAATTAATTTATTTTTGATAGTTTATTAAATTACTTCGGAGGGAAACTATATATTTTTATATATAGTATATGAGAAAATTAAAAGACCTTTCTGATATTGAAAAATCAGAAATTATAAATCAAAGAAAAATAGGAACAACAGAAAAAGAAATATCAAAAAAATTTGATATTTCTCTAAGACAATATTATAACTTATTAAAGTTAAATAATATTGAACAAAAATCTAAAGTTGTTAAATATAATTTTGATGAAGATTACTTTGAATCTATAGATACTGAGGATAAAGCTTATTTTTTAGGATTTATTGTTGCTGATGGTTGTATCTCTGATAAGACAAATACTATTAAGATAGTACAGAAGGAAACATATATATTATATGAATTTAAAAAGTATATTAATTCAGATGGAGTTGTATTTACATCTAAGAATAGAAACATTTCAATCTTTAGTATATCGTCTAATAAGACTAAGAGTGATCTTGAAAAGCTAGGAATCCATTCAAATAAAACAATGGTTGTTAAATATCCAAACATTCCTGATAATTTACAAAATCATTTTATGAGAGGTGTTTTTGATGGTGATGGTTGTATTACATTGAGAACGGATAAAAGAGACAATCAACAAAGAGGACAGGTTAACATATGTTCGGGTAGTTATGATTTTATAAAAGATTATTATGATAAATTAGTATTATTTGCTAATCTATCAGGTAGGAATAAAATAAGATGTCCTAAAGGAACATATCATGTAGTTGATTGGGGTGGGTTATTAGATGTTGAGAATATTTATAATTTTCTATACAAAGATTCAACCATATGCCTTAAAAGAAAAAAAGAAACTTTCGAAAAAGTAATTAGTATAACTAAAGAAAAGATTAAATATAGAAAATAATGGCATGTATTTCATATTTTGGTGGCAAGAGTTCATCAGTATTCCAAGAGTTTATAAACTCAAAGATTCCTAAGACTGGAATCAAAACATATTTAGAACCTTTCTCAGGCTCTATGGGAACGTATATGGACGACGATTCTCTTAAATTCGATACAGTTGTTTACAATGATAAAAATCGTCACCAGGTGAACTTATATAAGTGTTGTTCAGAACCTGAAACATTTGTTAAATACTTAGAAAGATTAAAAGAAACCTTATTAAAAACTGATGAGACGGATCCACTAAAAAAGTGGGACTTCTATAAAGGAATTTATAAGAAATATCAAAAGAATGAATTTCTTGATAATATGGACTTTGAGATTGGTAATTTTGGAAAAGCTGCAATTTATGCTTTCTTAATCACATCAGCTCATAACTCAGTTTATCCTCGCGGTGCTGGATTTAATGGTTATAAGAAAGATAAAGACCGTTTGAAATTAGAAGTACTTATTGATAAGTTGAAAAAGAATAAGTACACTGAGAAATTAAAATCTATCAAAGAGTTCAATAATATTGATTTTGAAGAACTTATTACTAAATATGACTCAGAAGATACTTACATCTATTTAGACCCACCATATGCTCGTTTTAACGAAGCTAAAGGTGAAGATGATGCTAAGAGATTATTTTGGTATGGTTCTGACACCGATGGTGTATTTGGACCAGCTTCTCATAGAAGATTATTAGAGTTGATTAAGAAATCTAAATCTCGTTGGTCATTATCATATTACTATTTTCCTTTATTAGAGGAATTGTTACCAAGAGACCAATATATTTGGACTGAGAAAGAAGTATTTAGAAGTTCTGCTCAAGGTGGTAATAACTCTGACGTAAAGAAAGAACAAACTAAAGGTGTTGAGTTACTAATATTAAATTATGATCCAGTTACTGGAAAAAAATTAAACATACAAGATGGATTATCCGCTACCGAGACAGAGATATAAGCATTATAAAGGTGGTACTTATGAAGTAATCACTTTAGCTACTCATACAGAAAATGGTGAAAAGTTAGTAGTTTATAAATCTATTAACTTTGGTTCTATTTATGTTAGACCTTTAGATATCTGGAACTCAACATCAGAAGATGGTCATAAAAGATTTCAATTAATATAAATGGCAACAAGTGGTTTAGGTAATTTATTCAGTGTGAATTCAAGTAGTTCATCAAACTCAACTGCAATTAATGTTGATGTCGATGGTTGTACAGTTATTAGTAAGTTAGTCTTATTGGATGAAAAGACTGGTAATAAATGGCAAATTAAAATATCGGATGGTGAGTTAATAACCGAACCATTAGAATTGGAAGATAAAAGAGAGTATAAGTTAAATAAAATACTCAAATAAAAAAACCTCAGATTTCTCTGAGGTTTTTTGTTTATAATAATTTATCAAAATTCAAATTCTCCACCACCTTCAGCTGGAGCTTCTCCACCACCTTCAGCAGGTGGTTCTTCTGGTGCTGCTTGTGCTCCTCCTTGAGCCGGTGCTTCTCCACCTTCAGCAGGAGCTTCTCCACCTTCAGCAGGAGCTCCTTCAGCTCCTTCAGCTCCCGGTGCAGCTCCAAGTGTAGATGGATCTTTAGCCCAATATTTCTGATTGTCGGCTTTTTCTTCTGGTGTTAACTTAAATATATTATCCATAATCCATTCTATGTGGAAGTAAGGTTTCTCGCCATTCATTACACCAAGTAAAGTTCCAACGATTTCGGACTTCTTAGCTAAGTTGTTTATCTTTTTCCATTCTTCAAATACTTGGTTAGTATAAAACTGAATATCCATTTGATTTAACATTACTTCGTCATCCTTTAACTCAGGAAACTCAATTAACATCTGTAATCTTATAGGTTTAACAATTATTTCTTTGAAGTTAGCTCTTAAACGACTAATGAAGTTGTGAAACTTAATCTCATCTCTTGTCATCTCAGCAGCATCTGTAATTAAATTACCACCACCATTTTCACCTTCAAATCTTGACATTGGAATTTTTGAAGCTCTTTTAAGTGCTTTATAAAACCAAGATAACATAGTTTCGTCATTTAAGTCATGTCCTTGTGGTGATACTAATTCCATATTAGGTGTACCAGCATCTCCTTCAGGAAACCAAATTTGTTTGTTATAAGGTAAGTGTTTAGCTCCGTTAATTTGTAAAGTACCTAAAGACTCATCCCATTCTACTTCTTCTGAATAATCATGTATTAATTGACCAATTTGTTCTTCAGCTCTTTGTCTTGATAAACCTTTAATTGGAATAGTAAACTTTTGGTAAACAGTTGCGTTAATAATGTTAAACATAATTCTTGTTTGTTCAAGAATCTTCAACTGGTTATAAGGTTTAATTAAACCTTCAACATAAGATGTTTCTGAATAATCATTTTGTGTTGAATATGAGATATAAATTATTTGAGAGTCTAAGAAGATTCTTCTTAACTGAGGATCTTCTGGAAACTGAATCCATAAGTGACCAATGTTTGGTTCATATGCTGGAACTAAAGTTTCTGGTCTTAATCTGTTAAATCCAATAATATTTTTCTTTTTATCATCAAAGATAATCTCAATTGCTAAATAACCATCTATCATAAAGTCTCGCATCATCGACCATGCTGTGATGTTATCAGAGAATCCAAATTTGTTATAAATCTTTTCGAAATGTTCTTGATATTTATCCTTAATCTCTTGTGAGTAATCATTTGATAAAGCTCTTGGTGAACAGAAGTCTTTCTCATCGTTATAAACGATTGTCTCATCGGTTATTGTTGATACGAAGTCTCTAATCTCATCTTTAATAGAATACTCTCTTAGGATTCTTCTTTTATCAGCATAAGCTTTATCTAAGTAAGGAATTGACTTTCTATTTAATACAGAAGCAACAGCTCTTTGAGAGAAAAAGTCATACATTGAGTTTCCTCTAGCAGCGTATGGATCTTCGTTAATACCTATACCAACTTGATTTCTGATGATCATATCATCATAGTTCATTCCATAGTTAGATAAGTTTCGTAGAATTCGACTGAATAAGCCTTTATTCTCTATAGCTGAATTTATATTAGTGAAATTTGCTGAATTTCCTGCATCATTATACGCCATTTAGGAATTATAAAATTTTAGAATATATATTAATTTTTACATATTCCTTTTTTTGGTGAAAATAAAAAAGACGATTACTCGCCTTTTAATATATTTCTATTTATTTCATCTTCTTTGCGTCTTCTTTCGCCTGATATAGATGGATCATAGAATTGATTAGCTGTTCTTCCTTCTCTTGGTCTGAACTTTAGATTCAATTCTTTTATAGCTTGCATATAACCTTCTGAATCTGGTCCAAAAAGTCTATCTGATATTTCTTGCATAAAATAAGCATCAACTCTAGTCTCTTGATTAGATATTCTATTTCTTTTTAATTCTTCCAGTTCTTCTTCTGATAACCCAGATGATGTATTTCTTTGATCTGGCATAGAAGTTCTTGAAACACCTCTAGGTGTTATATCTGATGTTTCTTTAGTTTTATCTTTTTTAGAAAACCAAGATTCGTTAAACTTTTTAATATTTTTCATAGTGTATATATTATTTATTATTTACCATATTTTGTAAAACTTTTCTTTATTCTTTTAACGTGATCACTAAGAACACTATACTTTTCTGATATTTCTTTATTAATATCATAAAACTCATCTATTGAAGACATCATCAATTCTTTGTGTCTTTGATCCTTAGTTTCTATTTTAGCTTGCCATATTTGTATTAACTTTTTAGGATCATATACGTTCTTTGGGTGTTGTGAATAAAGAAATCTAGGAATTGCATCTAATTTAATTTTATGAGCAGCTACTAATTGAATAGAGTTGAATTCCATTAAAGCATATTCAAATCCTAATCTTTTTAATTCATCATACATTCCCTCATAAGTCACCTTTAATAACTTATCTTTTGTAAAATCTTCTTCTTTGATAAATTTATCAAATATCATTGCTCTTACTTCTAATGGTATAAAATTAAAATTAACAGCAAAGAATACTATCTGATTAGAAAACTTTTTATAACTAGCAATAAATACAGGTGACCATTTCATCCAATTTGAATCATCTTTGTAATGAAAGAAATAAAATCCACCTGGATAAATACTTGATACTTTTGTATTTTTTACTTCATCGTCGGATTTTTGATATTTATCATAAAAGTATAATGAGTTATTCTGGAAGTTTTCTACAATTCCATTACCATATACTAAAAGATTTAGTTTAACTCTTTCGATTAATTCTCCCATAGATTTGACTTTTATTTATATATAAAAAAAATAAAAAACTCTATGTTAAATTCTAAACCTAACAATAAAAATTATAACCAAGGAAACTATATTCCCAAGAATAAAGATAAGGTTATAAAATTAAATACACAAGGTGGTGTTTATTTTAGAAGTTCTTGGGAAAAGAAAATAATGCACTGGTTGGATTATAATCCAACAATCACAAAATGGGGAGCTGAATGTTTAAGAATTCCTTATCAAATGACACATTTCAATAATGGTGACTCAAAAATAAAAGAACATTGTTACTATCCTGACTTTTATTATGAAATGAGATTAAGTGATGGTACTCTAAAACAGATAGTTGTTGAAGTTAAACCAATGAAAGAATATAATATGGTCATTGCTCTTAATGAAGGTAAGTTAAGTGTTCCTGAAAAAGGAGCTAAAAAACTAAAAAGTTTCGAGTATGATTTGAAAATGGCTTATAAGAATAAGAACAAATGGGAAACTATGATTAATTGGTGTAATAAAAAAGGATATGAGTTTATAATTATAACAGAACAACATCTAAACAAATTTAATATCTAAATATTTCAATTAAAATTTGAACCATTAATATTATATAGAATGGTGGTGTCAATCTATACCAAACTGAAGTTAACTTTTTACTTATGTGATACATTGGAATTCTTATTAATCCTATTCCCATCATCATCATAAATATATATTTCATAGGAGTAAATAATCCAACTACTATCCATATCCAGAAGAGAACTCTTGTTATATAATAAACTAAATCTACTTTTGAGTTTCTATCTCTTTCAGCAAATCTTTTATCCAATCTTTCATAATTTAGGACATAATAGATATTACTCCATATGAAAAGTATTGATAAAGTGTATATTACTATATTAATCATTTTCTGCAATGATTTCGTTCATATTTACTAAATTATTTAGTTCATATTCTTCTAATCTAACAGTCTTTTTCTGTAAAAGTATATTAAATATAGAATCGTTTATTAAAACTTCTACTTCACTACCTGATATTCTCTCATAGTTATTTGGAATTTGATTTAAGTCTCTTCCTTCGTACATTTTATTAACATACTTATTTCTTTCTTTAATATCTATATGTAATGTTCCACCAACCGGTAAAATGTTATTATCGATACTTGATTCTTCCCAAATCTGTAAAATAGCTTTATTCATATTAAAAAATTTAATAAATATATAATTGATAATAAACAAAGTTTGATAAATGATATAAAATAAAAAAAACTATTATGATGAAATTAGAGTATATTTGGCTAGATGGGTCACAACCTCAACAACTAAGAAGTAAAACAAAAATTCAAAATGTGGACACTATGTCACCAGAAGATTATCCAGTATGGTCTTTTGATGGTAGCTCAACTAAACAAGCTAAATCCGGAAAAGGAAAAAATACAGATTGTTTATTGAAACCTGTTTTTGTAGCAAGAGATCCTTTTAGAGGTGAGAATGATAGATTAGTTTTTTGTGAGGTTTTAAACCCAGATGGATCAGTACATGAAAGTAATCATAGAAGAGCACTTTTACAAAAAATAAATGAATTATCAATTACTGAAGATATGGATAAGTCTGAA